GTTAGATCTCCTAACCTTTTTAGATTTTTATACTCTATATATACTCTTGTCATGTATATATTTGGTTTTCGCTTTGACTCTGTGTTGTTGCATTATAAATATTAAATTTTTAATATTATTTTTATTATTAATTAATATAAGACTTGCACTAACTTCACAATCCGTAGTTCCAATTTTTAAAATATGAAAATAAAAATAAATAAAAGCTATCTATCAACGGTATTAAACCGTGTATTACCTAACGTACATTATGACATTAATTCTTTAAAACATCTTTATGAAGATAAAAACATTAAAGCCTACTTTAAGGGGTTTAGATCTCATCAGGAGTATCCTGGCCTCTATAATTTCTTTGCTTCGCGCGGCTTCGACATGTCTCTGGCCGATAAGGTCAGAAAAGAAATAAAACATGGAAAAGAAAGGTTTTTAAACAATATACTTAAAATTAATTCTCTTACTTTTAACAAAAGATACAATAGAGGTCTTTGTGGCATATCGCAGGAAAGTTTATCTTTCCTTTGTCAAAAAGCAACTGAAATGGTCTTTGTTAATGATTTTTCTAAATTTTTGAGTTCTTCACGTCCCACGTCCGATGAAATATTGTTTCAGATCAACAAGACTGCATCTCAAGGTCTACCAAATCCTTTCATTAAGAAGAGAGATATACTTGATAATTTATCGCAAATATTGGATGATTTTCTCTCGAGGAAATTAAAACCTAGTGATGTATTCTATTATCCTTCTGCTACTTTCTCAAGGACACAGATCCGAGCTTCTGGCTTAAAAGAAAGAGTTGTACATGCTGTTCAGGCAAACATGAATATAATAGAAAGTAATTTTTATTTAGATTTTATGAATAAACTAAATAGGAATACTTGTATTGACATTGGTCGAACCCAATTAGAAATCAGTAAAGTCACTAGTTCATATAAAGACTATTATGCAATTACAATAGATTATAGTGGTTGGGATATTACTAGACAACAAGTTTTGGGTGTTATTTCATTTGAATTTATCATTCAGAGTTTATGCCTAAACAAATACTTTAGTAAATTTTTACTGTTGTGTAGGAATTATTATCTTACTCTTCCTATGTTCCATCCCACTGTTAAAATGACTAGAAGAGAAGTTGGTACAGTTTCAGGTAGTGGGTTTACCTCGCTAGAAAATTCGTTATCCAATTTTTCCATACTGACTATTGTTATATTTGAATATTGTAAAAGACACGGAATCGATCCCTATAAATTTGACTTTAAAATTAATGTATTGGGTGATGATTCTATTATTGGATTTAAAGAAAAAGTAGATTATAAAGAAATATTCTCTATCGCAAATAATATGTTTGGTGTAAACATGAGATTAGAAGGTATTTCCGAAATTGGTGATGATAATATATTTTATCTTGGATCTGAGTGGAGGAGTGGAGCTCCTTTTAGACAAGAAAAGTTATTAGTCGCATCAGTTATTTTTGGATCTGGAAATTTTCCAAAAATGTCTACTCGTGAGTTATTACAATCTAGATTCCTTGAAGTTTTTGGTAATACAGCTTCTTGTGAATATTACTTTAAAAGGTTAAGAATAAGACTTAAAAATAGAACTTTCTTTTTCAGAGAGTTAGCATCTCCTTTTAAAACTGGGGCAAGATTACAAGACCGTCCCGAATTCTTAAATATAGCAGTTCCTAATAGGAACGATATTCTTACAAAAGACAGTCGAGGCTTTTGGTATGATTTTTCATATGACACCTCGAAGTTAAACGATTTATGGAAGTCGCGTTAACGACAGTTTACCTG